GCAGCAAATCAGCAGGCTCCGCTCATCGCCCACCTCCTCGGAAATGGCGCGAAGCTGTTCATGATTGAGGCTTTGTGTCGTAACGTAGATGAAGTCCCGTTCGGACGAATGACCGTGCAGCCAATAGTATTGATTGGAGGGCTGATAGGTGAATGCCATCAGCTTGCACACGGCCTCCGCAAGCATAGCCGCATTATAGCTCTTAGCGATGACCCACTTTCCCCAACGGTCTCTTTAAAGCAGTGGGGGCGCAAGACGCAAAAACCTGAAGCCACCCCCACCAGTCCATCGTACTGCTTTAGAAACGCCGCTCTTATCATCGCCGTCGATCACTCGATTCAAACGCGGAACGATATGTGTGAGGCAATGCTCACCGAGCTCTATCATTATCCAACGGCGTCTGAGTTTATGCGCAACAGCCCCTGTCGTGCCGGATCCCGCAAACGAATCCAGGACAAGGTCGCCTTCATCTGTAGCAAGTTCAATAATTCTTTTTAATAGAGCCTCCGGTTTCTTCCCGTTTGGAAACGCTACGCCGCCCTCGGCGTGCAAATTATTTGATAATAGATCATCCCATAAATTTGTAAGGGGAGCCGTGGTCGTTGTGACTCCGTCTATCATCCGAGTTTTCGTTTTATAAAATACAAGTTGCTCTCCATTAAGAAAGAAATAACTGTCGCGTCCCTGCCTATCGCTCCTAAATACCTTTCCTGGTTTCTTAATAGAGGATTGCAATGCTTGCCTCGCGTTCTCGTTTACGTCCTTCGGCGCGACTCTAGCCGTTCTGACAACACGTTCCGCATGATCTAGAACGAAAGCATCCAACCGATCATCTATTTCGTCCTCATATTTTCTCTTGCCCTCGGTCCATGAGCTCAGCTTCTCTGAAGCTAAAAAAGCCTTACGTAGGGTAATAAGTTGCCAATCCTGAAATGCGTCTTCAAAATTTGCTATATACTTGGAGTAACGGTCGTCTCTCGCCGCCGCTGTAAACACACGGTTCGGCTCCCAGAAGTCCTTGTCTTTCACGTAATACAAAATGAAATTGTTTGTGGTAACAATTCCGGGATTTATCGCCTTCGGACCGGAGGCCGAGCTTTGCTTGAAGGTTATAATTGAAACTCTATTTGATCTGCCGAATATCTCGTCAATTAGGGCGATGAGATAACCAAGTTCATTGTCGTCTATGTGCACAAAGAATGAGCCGTCTCGGGCTAAAAGGCTGTGGAGCAGCTCGATCCTATCGCGTATCAAAGAAAGCCAGATGGTATGCTCCAAACCATCATCGTAGTGATCGTATGCTTGTTTCGTGTTGAAAGGCGGATCGATATAAATACATTTAACGGCCCCCGAAAATTCCTGCTCCAAGGCCTTCAACGCAAGAAGGTTATCCCCATAAATCAAACGATTGTCGAAAATGTCATCTTCGGTCACACGCTCTTTAACATGATGAGATAAGGCTGCATCTTCTACCAAGATTCGTGGCTCAAGGCGGGGCCGATCCCGCTTGCCGATCCACGTCAGCTCAAGGCGTTGCTTCCGGCTCATGTAACTTCCCACCGCACGGTGAAGAGGGGCGTCAGCGTCGGGGCGAGTTTGAGGCTCTCCTCAATCTTGTCGAGCATCGCTTCGACTTCAGCGCGGATCTGTGCCCGCCGGTCGAAGAACTCCGCCTTCATCTTGTCGCGCTTGGCTTCGAGTGTCCCGATCCGCCGTTTCTCGGCGAGCTTCTCGCTCATTGGCAGCGTCGAGCCGCGCAACTCCTTCTTGGCTGCCTTGATTTCCGCCTCGGTAGCCTTCACCTCCGCTTCGAAGGCTCGCTCCAGGTCCTCGGCATACGCATCGAGCTTATCGTTTTCGGCGTCAAGCCACGCCTCGTTCTGCTCTTCGGCGAGAGCCAGCAGCGCCTTGCGGCGCTCCGCTTCGATCGTTGTTAGCTCGCTATCGGGGATGGCAACGCTGGCCTGGCCTAGGTCATACGCTGGCACAGCCATGAGGCGCTCGATCGTGTCCGGGTGTGGACTCTCGCCATTATCGGCAATCACCGACAGGACCAAGTGTTCACGCGTGATGGCCGGCGTGACGAGACGCAGCTTTGCTACACGCACCCAGCCTGAGGTGCCGCGCAAGGTTTCGACATCGGCCAGCCGGCCGGGATAGGACGCAAGATCGAAGCGAAGATGGCCCGCGCCTGCGAACGAGCGGGGCCGCTGCAGATAGGACGACACAGAGGTATATGTTTTCATATGGGTACCTTTTCTAATAATATCTCCGGTATGTTTGGGTAGATACCCTGCAGCGATGACAAAAGATCAAATACAAGTGCGTCGCACCAATACCGACCTCTGCAAGAAGGACATATTACTATAATCGGAGATATAGGAACAGACGCCCAATACTCAGCGCCACAATCACACAAAATCCGCATAGCCCGAACATCGGTACCATGCTGCCATTCAATCTTACCAGTTGTCATAACGTCACTCCTTCACCAGTCATACACAACTTATCCCTCATAATCCAGCCTCTGGTCTCCAAGGAGCGTGTTGATTAGCGCGCCGCCAGAACAGATGCTCATCAGACCTCATCATCATCAAATGAGCACAAACGTCATCAGTAGGTGTCATAGCCCCGGCCCACGATTTGCTGTAGTAAGCAATAGGATGAAGACACAGCGCACAAAGTATCCTAGCTTCTGAGGTTCGTGTACTAATTGCCACTGTAGGTCTCAATCGGCGGAATAAATAACTTATGCCGCTTCGCGAGCTGGTTTCTAAAAACATTCCTGTCAAGAGATATTGCTTGAAAAGTCGATGGCGTAATAGCCCGGCTGTTCAATCCACCAAATTTTCCCTTTAAGGCGGATACCTCCTTCACACATAAAATAATGGCCATCTCTTTCATCGTACTGGGCACTTTCCCAATGATCGTCCATCCATACTAAAATCCAATGTTCGTCAATCGTTAGCGCATCTTGGAGCAGTTTAGCTTGGCTAATCACAGTATCACCCTTTCTCGCTTCGGCTTTGTAGTAGTTAACACACCCCCACCATCCTCAATAAAGGTACCGCGTGATTTAGTCTTTACCACGGAAATAATACCATCAAACGCACCTCTATCCAGCGAATTATGATCTATCAAAAATATACGGCGCTGTGTCTCCCTAGCGCGGTCAGCTAAGCACTCAAGCAGATCATCAATACCTTCCGGGCTTAGGTGCGCGCTCGGCTCGTCCAGCACTTCAAAATCAGTCGTAATACCAGCACGCGATAATAATACCTCAGCCAGACCGAATGTTGTTGCCAATTGCCAACGCTGGGATTCACCCCCTGAATAAGTATCCCAATTAACCGGCTCTTTCGCGCCAGGAGGATAAAGTGATACACTAAATCCGTGTGACACGGTGCCTTTTTGCGTTTCGCGTTCAGTAGCAAACGCAACCCGCCATTCCTCTAATCCCAATGCTTCAGCATGTCTGTTGGTAGCCAATTCCAATTCCGCCAAAGCAGCATCGATCTGCTCTAAACGGATTTCACGGAAGCCTCGTACCCAAAATTTGGCTATTTCAGAATCCTCGACAATTTTAGCTTCCGCTTCTTTCAGCAATTTAAGTTCACTACGAAGCTCTTTAACCCGTTTCTCTAGCGCGTCGCATTGAGCCGTAAACGGATTTGGCCTCTTTTCCAGTTCCGCAATCTCTTGCAAGATACGATGAACTTCCTTATCAGCAACCAACGACCGCCCAGCCGCTATAGCAATGTCAGTTTGGATAGCCAAGGCTTCGGTCAGCTCTTTCTCCAATATAATAATTCGTGTCTCCAATTTGGTAATCTGCGCTTCGAGTTCCGCACGGACCTTTTCGCTATTCTTCTTTTGTTGTGTAACAGCCTCGATCTGGCCCAATAAAGCCGCACGCTTCTCTTTGATATGCTTTGCATCGACCCTCTGACCGCATTCAGGGCATATATTACCTCCTTTAGAATACGCAGCCAGACGACACTCCAATTCTTTATGTTGATGGTCGTTTTCTGCAACAATAGCAAGCACGCCCGCCAATTCACGATGTAATGGCCGAAGCGCGGTCTTCTCGTCATTCAATTCCTGAATACGACCGCCGCCGATATTCTTAGCCCTTATTTCATCCAAAGCCGCTCGTGCTGTCACAACAGCAGCTTTAGCTACCTTTTCACGGACACGAGCATCAGTAATCCTGGCTTTTATATCCTCCTCAAATACAGCTTCGCTATCACTAGCCGACCTTAATTGGTTACGCAATTCAGTCAGTGCACGCGACGCGCCTTCTTGCTTACGCACATTCGTCTGCAATTCCTTATCAGCTGATGTTACTTGGTCCCCGGCCAAATCCGCAGCACGCAACCACTTATCCAAATCCAACGTCTCAGTAAAAATCTGCGATTTAGCCTCCGGACCGAGGCTTAAAAACATTTCACCAAACTGGTCTATCAAGATTGACTTGCGTAGCGCCGCGTCCGTCAATGGCAAAAACTTGTCTACATCGCGCTGTTCTATACGCTCACCATTCAACCACAAGCCATTAGGATTGCGTGAGCGCGACAATTTCTTGATTTGGTTATCAATTTCAAACTCGCCGGTGACCTCAGTTTTACCCTGCCATCCACGGTTTTCTACGCGGTCGCCTGGACGTTTGGACTGAGAAACAGCGCCAGTAAGTAACCATATCAATGCCTCGGAGAATAAAGTAGACTTCCCAGAGCCGTTCGATCCCAGCCTAGAATCGTCTCTATTCTCTCCCCGAACAAAATACAAGCCAGGCGGCGTGTTAGTAAAATCAAGTGTTACAGTATCTCGAACACCACGAAATCCTGTAACTAATAGCCGCTGCAGCGAAAAGCGCATATCATTGCTTAGCAGGCTGCGATAAACATGCAGCCGCATATGGTATACCCAATATATAAAGCGTCTGATCAACCGCAGTTGCAACCATTCCACACTCCGCTTCTTCGCTAAAACACTGCCCAGCAAAACGATTTATTTCCGGCTTCGTGGTGACCATCGGAATATAATGATGAGCCTCATATCCCGGCGATGACGGGCTAATCCCGTGCAATACAAGAGCGAATGATAAGGCATGCGCAGAACAAAACATTGGTCAACCCTCTTATCTTAATTATACGGCTCTCAGAAGATTTCTACCAGCTTCCAAAAACCGTTTGTCAGCTTTCTGTCGGCGCGTGTAACTAACCAACAATTCATCAAACGTGACAACGGGTTGATGATCATCAGCTCCACCGCCGATTAGTTCATCACCAATAAGAACTGGCTCTATTCCAAACAATAACCAACCACGCTCAGCCGCAATAGCCCTGATTTCCTCACGGTAATCTCGCCATTGGACATATTCAGCACGGCGAAGAAGGCAGCGAACTTTGACATGGTCGCCACGAGAAGCCTCTTCATCGAGCAGATGCTTTGGCTCAGTAATCACAAACGTATGCTTGCGCGGTGCTGGAAAATGTAAATCCTTTGTTGTACCATCATCTGCAATATATAATATCCGCGGATTGAAACTATCGCCAAACCTACAATGGTAGGGAGCGCCAACATACTCTATTTTACCGCCGTAGAGCTTTTGCGGAACATGAACATCACCGCTAATCACACGACCAGTAAATCGATCCAATACCTTTGGATCGACACCAGTCAGAGTATGGCCAATTTCGGCTTTAGCACCGCTAAAAGTCGCGTGCGTAAACAACCAATCCACCTTAGGGATTTTAAAATTCCATTGCGACAGGGCTGGTACAAAGAAGGCTTTACCAATAGACAGCTTAATCTCTTGTGGATTATTGATAAACACATTGTCTGAGGTTTTACCCAAAAACTGGAAGAAAGGATGCTCAGGAGCAAAACAGTCATGATTGCCTTTTAGCAAAATAACTCGAAATCGATTGGCCAAGCCTGTAATGCAATCATAAAACCGATTGACGAGCTTGGCGGAATGCCGGTCTTTGGCGTCTGTAACATCCCCACAAATAATCAGCTCGTCCGCTTCTTTTGACGATAGCCACTCAAAAAGACCCCAACGGTATTCATCACGTTGGTTTTCATTAAGATGGATATCAGCAGTGACAATAGCCGACATTTAAAAATATTCCTTAAATCTAGGATCTAACCTAGGATCTCTGGTCTTAGAAGAACATAAAAACACCCTAGTCATTCTTCTTAGCGGCCCTTTTATGTTCCCAAGCCCTATACATTCCCTCACTCATAGCTATCTTTGTAGCCATACTATGGGGCAACCCTACTCTACCGTGGATAATGGGTTCGAGTTCGACGTGAATCCTATCCGCCTCAGAAAACGGAGTACCGATATAACACAATCGAACACCCCGATTGTGTGGGCATTCAAGCAGCCAATCATAGTGAAGTTTCTTGCGCAGAATACCAAGATAAATATGCACACTAGGCTTACTTACCCGAAGCCTATGACACAAATCGTCATAGGGAATCGGTCGGCCTATGTGTTCAGCAAGAGTATAAAGAAGATTAGCTAAACGACCAGTTAAACGGCTGTTGCACCGGATAGACCGTTTAAAGCCGGCCACCTGGACAACAGCAACAATAAATGGATAGTCTAATCTATCGTCAGACATTAGACAGCTGTGGGCTCTTTAGATTGCGGGGCGATAACCGCCAATCCGCTGCCACCACACCAACTGGCGGACTGACATCTGCCAGGCGGAGAGATTAACCGCATTTGCCGTCAGGCGCACCATGTTGTATCAGCCAACCAAATGTCAATAACGTAGACCAAGAATTTCTTTTGCCTTAGGCACGATATGGGTTACCCAATTGCCAGCACGAACCGCACCCGCAACATTATCCCACGAGCGGCAACAATCCGACTGAGCTACAATTGACTTACCTTGCATATGTGCCCACAAAATCTCACGCGCAGTTGACTTGCCAATATACCCATCACCAACAATGAGTACCGCATCCGATCGAAGAATCTTGTTCAGATGAACGAGGTCGAGAAGCTCCTTAAGTGCCGCATCATCCTCATTCCCTTGCTCATTCTTAGGCAAACACATTGATATAGTTAGTACAGTCAGACCACGACTCGTCAGTTCTCGGTTAGCCTCATCAAAGTCTTTAAGAAACCTTGTACTACCACACAAGCAAACAGTGTTGTTATTCATAAAACGACCCTCCGTCTTTTAGGTTTCGGTTCTACCTTCTTCAGCTCTTCGATCCTAGCAGCCAAATCACTGGCAAACTGCTCCAATTCGTCGGCTACTGCCAGCCATGCTTGCGGATATTGTTTATAGACACCACGCCGCCACCCATTAGCGCATCGCTTTAGAATGACAGGAATATCCTCTACATTTAGCGCCGTAAGCACTCCATAAAAGCTCATTGCTCTATTCCCGATATTTAGGACGGCTGTGTTCCAAGAACTTAGCCTCTACATCCTTCCATATCCTAACCACTTCATTACCAACCCGCTCAGTCTCGGCCCAATAATCCTCATCAGATAATCCCTTCAAACGGTTCTCGTAAGTACGTCTAGTGCCTTCTATTACAGCATCAAACCGCTTAACCTTTTCAAGCCAATCTAGACTTGACGCCAATGAATCAATACCATGACCGAATCGGATGGTAAAATCACACTCACGGTAAGGCAACGCAATCTTGCTCTTCTTCATTTGAGCACGGATCTGCACGCCAGTAACACGCTTAATTCCATCTTTTGTCTCTTCCACCTTCTCCCTCTGAGAAAGCCAAAGAACCTGGCTAGCATAGAAATCCAAAGCTCTGCCGCCAGAGCGTGTCTTTTTCGGACCACCAAAGGTCACGCTAATCTTGTCACGCGTCTGGGAAATAATCATCAAACACATCCGCACGCGTGCAATTTCTCCAACAAGCTGACGAAACAACTTGCTAAGAAGCTTTGGCTTCTCTAACGAATAACTACCTTCACCAAATTCGCGCTTCTGTTCAGCTTCGCTAGTCAGCGCATCCAATGAATCCACCACATAAAACCCTGGCTCGTCACGCTTCTTGCAAACATCAACGCATGTTATGAGGTCTTGGTAAAAATCCTCAATCGTTTCAAAGGTTCCTGGCTCTGCAAAATCGACAGCAGCTACTGGCATACCTAAAACGGCTGCATATTGATCCTCAAACGCCTCCTCCGCCTCTCGATAAAACATTCTCCCTTTTCTATATTGACGATGGAAGTTAGCCATCGCTTCTATAGCAAGAAGCGTCTTGCCCGTGGATTCGTCTCCGACCACGTTGACAATACGCGACAAGGGCCACCCTCCGCCCATTACGCAATTGAGTAACGGACAACCGGAATTTATAAACTCCAGGTTACTGTCCTGATTCGCGAAGTAATTTCCCTCCATTGGCGACTCCTCATCAAGAACAATGCGAGGCATACCAAATTACTCCCGATTCAACCGTTCACGCATACGCTGGCGGCGAGCTTGGCGTTCTGCCAATTCAGCATCAGCTTCAGCATCTTCATCTGGCGGCGGCACAGATCGCATGCGCGTACTACCCCGCGCCGGCTCTCCTGGCTCCCCACTGCCATGACTACGGCCTGTTCTCTCAGGCGATCCTCCTGCGCGCTCCGGAATTTCATCATCCAATTCCCGTGATAACTGCGATCTAGGACGCCGTTCACTTGTCACGGCCTCATGGATGGCGCTCAGCGCCTCGGTAGCCAGCAGTTCACTAGCATCTTCTTTATCTTCATGGACAACGCGTCGACGCGATGGTAGTATAGATGGGTCGCGGTACACAGAAGACTCTTCGGGCTCTCCAGCAGCATCAACGTCGCGCGCCCTCGGTTTGGACTGTTCGTCTCCAACATCCTCCTTCGCACGTCCATAAAATACTTCCTCAATGTGCTCAGGCGAGTAGAACTGAAGGATAGAAGTCAACGGCTTGTCAAATGCAACATCCATCCATTCATCAATTTTATTCTGACTTTCAGCCAATGGACTCGGATCCCGCATGACCTGAAACCCACGGTACCGTGTGTTCCTCAATCCTGTACCGGTCCTCGTAAATTCGATATCGTACCCTTCATCTGGATCAACTATGTTGATCCACGATTTAGTTCTCCGATTAACACACTGCGCCGCAATCTCAGAATCAATCGTAGGAGAAGCCATCCATACCTGGACACCCTCCTTTTCCGCATCGCGGTCTATAACGTAAAAGAGCACGCTTACTTTAGCCCGCAGTTGAGCCTTGTCCTCTTGCGTTGCCTTAGAACCAAGATCATAAAGTTCTTGGCAGATCGGACAGTGCTTGTGTGGTGATGCCGGATTCTCGCGCAAGCACAGATATTGCCGATCGTTAGGGCCAACCCCTCTGTGTATATAAACTGGCAAACCATAAAGGTTTAATGGGTTGTCGGCTTTCGGCCTAGGTAAGATACGCAATAAATTAGCGCCTTGCTTCGACTTGTAGATTTTAACATCCTTCAGCATGTTGTCGAACATCGAGCCTTTACGGTCTGCTCGCTCAACCGTCTGGTCATAATCAGGAACGGCATAATCATAATTCCGCGAACGCGCCATTGCTTAGTTCTCCTTGTCACATTGATTACAGTGGTCTTTTACCATCCGATCAACAAAGGCTCTCTTAGCACGATGATAGCCTTTAGACCATGCCCAACCCAAACCGTAAACGATGGGGAGAGCCACAAACATCCATACCAGATGTTGTAAGGTAACAAAATCCATATCTTTTACCTTTTATTGCTAACCCTTTCCCTTGCTTCCCGGCGCTCAGCCGATCCAGTAACTTCGCCGAAATACCCTGACTGAAACAATCCAACAAGAGATTTAAGCATATCCGCCCTACCGCGGTAGGCATTCTTCAGCGCTTCCCACTTATCCGCTTCCAAACATGAATTTAAGTAATTTTGGTGAGCGCGCTGGTAATCTTGCTCACGGGTAATTTGAGCTTTGACTAGCGCTTCTGTCATTTTCTCGCCATTTGCGGCCATTGCGTCACGAATATCTTTGTCCAACTCAGCGACGGTTACTTCGAGGCCATGCTTGAGCTGATCCCGGCGGGACAATGCCAATACATGAGCTTCGGACGCATGGAAATACGAATGCGGCTGCGTGATGCACTCTTCATCAAGCGCATCACGGTCGATGCGCAAATCCTGTTTTAGCTTTTCGTATGCGACGGTGTCGTATTTCAAAACTTTAGGCTCCTTTAGTCTAAATATACGCGATTTCGCTTCTTACTCCGCCTTACTAAATTAAGTGCCACCATTTTCTCTCTACGGAAACATCCACACGATTTAATCTGATCCTGAAGAAGCGCCTGTCGCCTAACAACAGTAATACCACCACAATCACAATTACAACGCCAGCGCTGCTGCCCGCGTGGCTCAATAGCAATTAACCTACCGAATCGTCTATTTTGTAAATCCAACTTTATTTGAGACCGCTGTTTACCAGTCCATCTAGGTATCCATCGACAATTACCAGGTTCATAGTTGCCGTTTGGATCAATACGATCTAACTCATACCCTTTATCTCTAGGACCCATATCCGAGTAAAAGTTTTCAAACATAAGCCAAGGCTCGTATACAGTTATACCTCGTGCTCCATAATAACGATATTCTCTACTATTAGAATTTAGACACCTCTGCTTCATTGTATTCCATGAAGCGTATTCTAAATTTCTGGCGACGATAGTTCTACCATGGGTTATCGATCTTAAACCAATCTCCGCAGCAACTTCCCTTTGCAAACAGCCACACGACCTACTACGTCCACTCAATAAAGAACATTGATTAACATAAACTACAAAACCGCACTCACAAACACATTGCCACCGTCTTTGCCATTTGTAATACTTTACAGATGGGGCAATGACTGTCCATCTACTAAATTTCTTACCTCGTAAGTCTATTTCATTTGTTGCCATAGAGAACTCTTCCAACGGCCAATATAACAGGAGATATACCATCAGCCGCGTTAAACGAAGTAGAAAACTCATCAAGTATCTTTAAGCCTTTACAAAAACTGCCTTCATCTTTCATGTCCAACAGACAGGTGGTTACGTAAGCCCGCACCGTCTGCCGAATAGATTCAGCATTGGCACCCTCTTCCGACAATGATTT